CATACTATGGTAAGTAGGCTGGATATATTAAACACTAGGGATAGTGTGAAATTGGCGGAAACGCTAGGGAATGGATTGGTAAGCGTGCATATATAAAGATAAGCGCGCATATTTAATAAGGTATGCGGGCATATTAATTACTATGCGGGCATACTATTTAGATGCGAATGAGAATCATTATCATTTGAAAATGAGAATCATTATCAATAAGAATGCAAATGAGAATTATTATTAATAAGAATGCAAATGAGAATCATTCTCAATCTAGAAAGATAATGAGAATCATTCTTAACTACCCCCACCCAAAAAAAATGCCCCGTGCTTTTATATATATATATCACCACTGTCATATATTTACCAAAAATACTAGGGGTAGTTTAAACTATAAAATAAAAAAACCACCCCCTTTGTTTTATTTTACAAAAGAGGGTGGCTATAGTAATAAAAAAAATACTAGGGTCTAGTTAAACAGGTGTGCTAACACTTGGGAAGTGCGCTACGCGGCTATATATCTATATAGATATAATAAGATCAATATCATAAAGTCTTAACCTAGTTGATATTGTAAATCTTTATTGTAATCTATATACTTTTTCTATATTTTAATCTATAACATAATCTATATAGAGAGTAGTATACCAGATACAACAGCAAAGGACAAGAGTAATAGTAAAATAAATTATAAGTGTTGCAAAAATATCACACTGTAGGTGATGATTGTCTCCATCCTTAACTCTTTTCTTCTTGTCTTCCTACAGGGTGGGGTGGTACAATACACTTGGGGTGATGATTGTCACCATCATACTTAATTCTATATAGATATAAGGAAAGGTGCTGTAGCTTATGTGTGAAAATCCTAATTGTAAATATAAATACCAGTGTAACTGCAAAGACTGTAGTTGTTCACCCCACACAGACGGAGAGGAAGGTTTGTGTAAGTGTTGTAAAAACATTTCTACTGGGCGTGTGCCGCGCGTAGCAGGAACAATAGAAAAAGAATAATGACAACTGATCTACAAGTGGACGATAGTTCACCCGACCAAAAGGAAGATTTATCCAGTGAACAGGAGATTACCTATAACATTCTTTTGAATATAAGAAATACTCTGAATGTTATGGTGCAGCAACAGTCAAAGGATGACTTTCTTACTTATGTACGTAAGGTAGCACCAACGTTAATTACTGATTGGCATATGGGAAGACACATTGAAGTTTTATCAGATAAGCTACAAAAGGTAGTGGAAGGAAAGATCAAACGTCTTATGATCTTTCTTCCACCGCGTAGCAGCAAGTCAGTAATTTGCTCTAAGTTATTTCCTGCATGGTACATAGGTAAAAATCCTAACCATGAGATACTTACTGTCAGTCACTCTGATCAGTTGTCTAGTGACTTTGGTAGATCAGTGCGTGACATAGTAAACACAGAAGAATTTACAAATATGTTTCCGGGTGTTAATCTGCGTGCAGATGTACGAGCAGCAGGTAAGTGGAAGACAAATCTAAATGGTAGTTACTATGCTGCAGGTGTAAGATCACAGATTGCAGGAAGAGGTGCACACATTGCTATCTTGGATGATGTTATGTCTGAAGAAGATTCATTCTCTGATGCAGGTAGAAGATACATCAAGGAATGGTGGCCTTCAGGACTACGTACACGTATTATGCCTAATGGTTCTATTATTATTATTAATACTAGGTATCACTATGATGACCTATGTGGGTGGTTATTAAAGCAGCAGGAAGAGTTTGATATTGATACCAAGATGCGTTGGGACGTAGTAAGTATACCTGCATGGTTAGACGAAAAGTCCAGTAAGCTGTTGGGTCTTCCTGAAGGTACAAGTTACTTTCCTGAGTGGAAGGACAATGAGACACTACGAATAGATGAGATGGAAATTAAGGCAACCAATGGATCAAAGTATTGGGAAAGCCTGTACATGCAAAACCCTACACCTGATGAGGGTAGTTTGATCAAGAAGAACTGGATCAACTGGTGGGAGTACGAAGAACCACCAAGCTGTGACTTTATCATGCAGACTTATGACACTGCCTTTAGTACCAAGACAACAGCAGACTATAGTGTTATACAAACGTGGGGAGTGTTTCATTTCCATGAGGATAGTGAAGATGGTATAGAAGGAGTAGCAAGTAACTTATTATTGTTGGGAAGTGTACGTGGTAGATTTGAATATCCTGATCTAAGACGTATTGCACAACAAGAGTATCATAAACATAGACCTGATATTTGTGTGGTAGAAAAGAAAGCAAGTGGACAATCGCTAATACAAGACATGAGACGTAGTGGTCTTCCTGTCTTGGAGTACATGCCTGACAAAGACAAAGTGTCAAGAGTATTTACTGCTTCTCCGTTATTGGAAGCAGGAAGAGTATGGTTGCCAAAAGGAAAGGAATGGTCAAGAGAATTGTATGAGGAGATGATACTGTTTCCCTATGGCAGACATGACGATCAGGTGGACGCAATGACTATGGCAATACATTATGTCAAGGACAGTTGGCGCTTGGAACATCCTGAAGACCCTGATTGGGAAGATGATATTAATCCACGCAGACAGAAGCGTGTTGCATATTGGAGAGTTTAATGCTATAGTATTTTTTATCATATTTGTTTTTTCAAGGGAAAATAAAACAATGGGTTTAAAAGTTACAGATTTTATGGGTTTAATTCCTGCAGCACTAGGAAGAGCAGGAGTTTTTGGTGATGATGACAAAGATAAAAAGGAAGAAGTAGTTCCTGCTCCTAAGACTGCTGAAGATGAACGAATGGCAGGAACAAAAGGTTTAGGTGTTAGCTCCACAACAACAAAAACTACTGGTGGTTTAAAAAAAGGTGGTAAGGTAGCTAAAGCTAAAGCTAAAAAGCGTAAAGGATTTAATGGTAAGGGAGCAGGAGCGGCACTTCGCGGTTTTTAATATATGCAGGAACACGTTTTAGAAAAGAGACAGGACTTTTACTTTCCTGTCAACGATGATCACTTTTCAGGAGAAGAGTATCAAAAGCCACACAGAATAAGAAGTTTACAGTTTGTAGATAACTTTGATGTTGCATTAGATGTAGGTAGTCACGTAGGTACATGGGCAGTAGACTTATGTAATATGTTCAATAAGGTTTATTGCTTTGAACCAATTGAAATACACAGGGAATGTCTTACACGTAATCTGTCAGGTTTTCCTAGTAATAGATTTGAAATACTACCCTATGCACTGGGTGCAGAGAATGACGTAGAGATTGCACTAGAGTATGCTGCGGAAGGTAACAGCGGTACTGCTTCAATCACTACGGATGTAGAACGGGGAGAGTACAAGGCAGTACTAAAGACACTTGACTCTTTTGACTTTGAAAAGATTGATTACATTAAGGTGGACGTTGAAGGTTTTGAATTACAGTTTCTCAAGGGAGCAAGCGAAACAATCAAACGTACAAAGCCAGTAATCAATATTGAAATTAAAAATACGTGTGAACGGTTTGGTACTACACAGCAAGAGATAGCAGACTACCTTGTTGCTGATCTAGGTATGGACTGTGTAGCAAGGACAGTAGCAGATTATATTTTTGTTTACCACACATAAGGTATAAATTAAATGGTAGCACAAGGACAAATACCTGAAAACCTTCCTATAGGTGGCAGTGATAAACCTTCTATAAAGATTCAAGAACCAAAAGAAGGTTTGGAAGGTCTTAAAGAAATGTTGTCAAGTGTTTTCTCTAAGGGAGATAAAGCTGCACGTGCTGCTCTTGGTCCTGCCGCTGCTCCTGTAGAAGGACTTTTAAGTTTATTTGATTTACGAAATGTACCTGCTGCTTTGTCTTCTGCAGGAAAAGATTTAGAAACAGGAGTAACAGAAGGTGATCCTAAAGCTATGCTTGCAGGAGTTTTAGGAACTGCTCTTGTTGGTGCAGAGAATGTACCGGGAGGTAGAGCAGCAAGTAAGACAAGTAAAAATTTACAAGATATTATTTCAGATGAAAAAAAATTAGATGAATTTCAAAAGCAGTATAGAAAACAATATAGTGTAAATCAAAAACAACAACAAAAGCCTGAAGTTAAAGAAGCAGTAGAAAAAAGATTAGCAGGTGAGATAACAGGTAAAGAACAAAGAGATATTACAAAAAAGTTTTTACCTTTAGAACCTATTACTAAAATG